ATTTCTCACGCATCTCCGAAGTTGGGATGTTTTTGTAAAACAAAAAAGCAAATCAGATAAGATGGTTTTATGAATGACTTGCGTATTGTGAAAGTTAAAATCAGTTCACTTCAATCTGATCCTGATAATGCACGCAAACATAGCGATAAGAACATTGATGCGATTGTTGGTTCTTTGAAAAGGTTTGGTCAAAGGAAACCGATTGTGGTTACTGGTGTAAATATTGTCATTGCTGGTAACGGAACTTTGTTGGCTGCTAAGAAACTTGGTTGGTCTGAGATTGTTGTTGCTTACACTCCGAGTGATTGGACCTTTGAACACGCTCGCGCTTATGCTTTGGCTGATAATAGAACTTCTGAATTAGGTGAGTGGGATAACGACAAACTTGCTATGCAACTGATTGAATTAGATTCTGTTGGTTGGGAATTGGATGATGTTGGGTTTGAGAAACTTGAACCGCCAGCAGGTGAGTTGAAAGACAAGAAATCCAACTGGGTTGATTGTGATGATTGTGGTCGAAAGGTTTTAAGTAAAGACAATGAGCAATCCACCGAAACCGATTGAGTTAAAAAGAAAACTTGGTAATCCTGGTAAGCAGGCTTTGCCTAATGAGAATGATGTGATTTTGATTCCTGCTGTTACTAATATTCCTGAGCCGTCTCGTCAATTGTTTGATGCTGGTTTGGAGTTGTGGAATCGGACTTGGAGAATGGGACAACTTTGGATTTCACCGAATACTGATATTGAACTTTTGTTGATGACTTGTGAAATGTTGGATGAGCGTGTGAGGTTGAGAACTTTTGTTTGGAATACTCCTGATGCTTGGCGTGAACGTAAAGCGTTGAGAGAATTGGAAAAGAATATTACTAATAGTTTGTCTTTACTTGGTTTCACTCCGACTGATCGTTCACGTCTTGGTGTTGCTGAGGTTAAAGCGAAATCTAAGTTAGAGGAGTTGCGTGCCAAACGTGATAACAGAAACTAAAACTTGGCCGCCTCGTTGGCTTACTTCTGTTTCTGATTCTGAGTTATCTCAATCGCGTGGTTGGGAAGTTTCAGATTTTATTAACTCTATGTGTATACAAACTAAGGACACGGTTGCTGGTCGTTCTGGTCAGCAGATTGTTCTGCGTGATTGGCAATTAAAACTTTTAGATAATCTTTTTGCTGTTCGTGAGGATGGTCGTTTTAAGAACCGTACTGCTTTGATTGGTATGCCTCGTAAAAACGGTAAGTCTGCTTTGTCATCTGGTATTGCTTTGTGGGGTTTGTTTATGGGTGAGCAGGGTGGGGAAATTTATTCTTGTGCTGCTGATCGTGATCAGGCGCGAATTGTTTTTGGTGATGCTAAGAAAATGATTGAGGCTGAACCTGAGTTGTTGGCTCAAGCAAAGTTGTATCGTGATGCGATTGAGATTCCGTCTACTGGTTCTATTTACCGTGTGCTTTCTTCTGAGGCTTACACAAAAGAGGGTTTGTCACCAACACTTGTAATTATGGATGAGTTGCACGCTTTACCCAATCGTGAATTGTTTGACGTTATGACTCTTGGTATGGGTGCTAGGCGTGAACCAATGTTGATGGCTATTACTACTGCTGGTGTTAAAACTGATCAGACTGGTCAAGATTCAATTGCTTACAATTTGTACCAGTATGGACAAAAAGTTATTCGTGGCGAATATGATGATCCATCTTTTTTTATGGCTTGGTGGGAAGCGTCTATTGAATCTGATCACCGTGATCCTGAGACGTGGAAAGTTGCTAATCCTGCTTATGGTGATTTGAACTCTGTTGAGGATTTTGAGTCTGCTGTTAAAAGAACTCCTGAAGCAGAGTTTAGAACTAAGAGAACTAATGCGTGGGTTTCATCTCAAACAGCGTGGTTGCCTAATGGTGTTTGGGAATCAAGAATTGTCAAGAAAGAAATTGATAATGATGTTCCAATAGTTCTTGGTTTTGACGGTTCTTTTTCTGGTGATGCTTCTGTAATTATGGGAGTGACTATTGAAGATGAGCCACACGTTTTTATGGTTCAGGCTTGGGAGAAGCAAACGACTGATACAGACGATTGGCGGGTAGATTCTTTAGAAGTGGAAGATACAATTATTCAATTTTGTAAAAACCATAATGTTAAAGAAATTGCTTGTGATCCTTTTCGTTGGCAACGAACTATGCAAGTTTTACAAGATTCTGGTTTACCCATTGTTGAGTGGCCATCAACTTCTGCTTCAAGAATGATTCCTGCTTGTGCCAAGTTTTATGATGCTGTTGTTTCAGAAAAACTGACTCAGGATGGCAATGCTTTGTTGGCTCGTCATATATCTAACGCCGTTGTTAAAGTTGATAGACTTGGACCAAGGATTGTTAAGGAACACCGCGGCTCGCCTAGAAAGATAGATGCCGCAGTTGCTAGTATCATTGCATTTGATAGGGCAACAGTTTCTCGAAACGAACCTGAGCCTTTGATTCCACAGTTTTTTGTATAAGGAGTATTTTGCTTCCATCCATTATTCAAGCAATCGGTTTAGTAACAATTTCAATCGGATTAGGTTTAGTTTTCATTCCAGCAGGCGTAACCGCTTTGGGTATCTCTTTGCTGCTAGTTGGCATATCTCTTGAAAGAAGTAAGTAATGTTAAATAATTTATTTGGTTTCGATAAGAGAGCAATCTCTTTCCAATCCATTTGGGGTTCTGGAGATTCTTACGCTTTCACAACTGACTCTGGTGCTGTGGTTGATGAAAATACGTCAATGAAGATTACACCGTTTTATGCTTGTGTGCTTTTAATTTCTGACACCATTTCTACTTTGCCTGTTGATGCTTTCATTCGTAGAGACGGCAACCGTGTTCCTTACAGACCAAGACCAGCCTGGGTACAAAAACCTGATGTTGATTTAATGAGAACAGAACATTATCAACAAGTTCTTGTTTCTTTACTTCTTGATGGCAACGCCTTTATCCGTATCTATCGTGATAACCGTGGGGATGTTGCAAATTTAGTTTGTCTTGATCCACAGCGTGTAATGGTTCAAAGAAACTCTGTCACTCGTGAAATGGAATACGTCATTGACGGTTCTGAATCAAGCGTGGTATCAGCAAAAGAAATGTTGCATATTACTGAGATTCGTAAACCTGGTGCTTTAAGAGGTTTATCAAGAGTTAATGAATTAAAAGAAAACCTTGGACTTGCTTCATCTATGCAATCTTTCGCTGCACGTTTCTTTGGTCAAGGTGCAACAACTTCAGGTGTTATCGAATACCCAGGTAACTTAACAACTGAACAAGCCAAGTCTTTGCAAAACAGTTTTGATTCAACACATAGAGGTTTTAGAAAAGCACACAAAACAGGAATTTTATCTGGTGGTGCAAAGTTTACTAAAACTGGTGTGAATCCTGACGAAGCACAAATGTTGGAATCACAAAAGTTCCAAGTTGAATCTATTGCTCGCTTGTTCCGTGTTCCACCTCATATGATCGGTGTAACAACTCCTGGCGCACAATCTTACGCTTCGATTGAACAAAATAATATCAACTTTGTTGTTCACACTCTTAGACCATATATTGAAAAACTTGAAGAAGCCTATTCAACTTTACTTCCAGCAGAAGCGTTCTTAAAGTTTAACGTTGATGGTTTACTTCGTGGAGATTTCACAACAAGAATTTCTGGTTACTCAATTGGTTTACAAGCAGGTTTTTATTCTGTGAATGATGTTAGACGTTTTGAGGACTTACGACCTGTTGATGCAGGTGATCAATTCCGTGTGCCTTTGGCAAATATCAACTTAGTTGAGGCTGGCGTTGTTGAACAAGATAAACGTGTATCTATGGCAACCAGACTTGTGCAAACAGGTTTTGATCCATCAAGTGTTCTTTCTGCTCTAGGACTCCCAGCAATCGCACACACAGGAGTTCCATCAACACAATTACAACAAGTTGCACAAATTGATCCACAAGATCCAACTGCTGTTTATGATGTAACTCGTTCAAGTGAAATCAATGTGCAAATACCTGAAACAGTTGTAAATGTTCCACCAGCAATTATCAATGTTCAACCACCAACAGTAAATATCAACACACCTGATCCTAAGCCTTTGATCAGAACTGTTGAACGTGATGAGAACAATCACATTGTTAGAATTATAGAAACAAGTGGAGAGTAAATGGCAACAGGTTTAAGCGCATATTTGGCTAATAGTTTTTTGAACGCATTAGGTAACGCAACAGCATATTCTGTTGCAACACCATATATTAAGTTACACGTTGGCGATCCTGGTGTTAATGGCACAACTAATCCCGCTGTTGAAACAACACGCAAATCTGTTTCTTTTGCTGCTGCTAATGCTGGCGCTATTGCTTCAGATGCTGACATTACTTGGACTAACATTGCTGGCTCAGAGGATGCAACACATTTTACTGCTTGGGATAATTTGACTGCTGGAAATTTTTTGTTTTCAGGAACAATTACTGGCAATCCTTATACTGCTGGCGATACTTACACTATTGCTTCAGGTTCTTTAACTGCTTCACTAACAGTCGCAAGTTAGTTAAATGTCAGTCAAGCGTTTTATTCTTGACTCTGGGCTTTTAGACCAAGACAGAATAATTGGTACAGGCACAGTTGTTCTTGATACTCGTGCTGTTCTTGATTCAAATATTATTGCTGGAAATGGCTATGATGTTTCTTTGGGTTACAACAGCAACATAAATCTTTATGACGGCTCAAATCTTGTTTACGATTTTGCAGATGCACCTTTGGGTGGAATGTCTGCCACAGTTCAATCAATACCAACAGTAAAAGTTATTGTCACAGCAGAATTAGGTGCTATCAGTTCGATAGCGCAAACAGGCGTAGCACATTCAGTCCAAGGTGCTGCGAATTTTGGTTTGCTTACCGCTAACGCAAATACTTTGCCAACAATCCTGCCTATATTAAATGCAACATTAGATGGTTTGAGTTCATCAGCCACAGCGGTTGTTGAAAAAGTGGCTCAAGCGCAATCTTTACTTGGATCACTAAATTCAACAATTAGTGCAATACCTGAAGTTGAAGTAGTAGCAGTTTCAGAAATGGGTTCTTTAGTTGCCAACGCTGATGCCGTTATTCCTAATCCACCTGAACCAGAGCAGCATTATGGTTCAAGATATGGCTACTACCAGGTTCAAAATAAAAAGAAACCTGAACCAGTTGAAATTAAACCAACAATTATTAACTATGACTTTGAGCCTCTTGAGCCTTTAATTAAAACAATTTTTGCAAGCAGTCAAAGCAACCTTTTTGGTTTAAGCAGTATGGCGCAAAGTCGGATAGACTTTTCTTCAGAGCAAGATGACCTTGACTTGCTTATGATTCTTTAGGATGGGTTAATGCCTTTATCAACTTCTCAAGTTACTGTCACAACTTCCCCAACTTTGTTGGTCGCTGGTGAGACTAACCCAATTTTGGTTCATTTACATTTACACGACAACACAGACAATGTTTACATAGGTAACTCAACTGTGACAACCTCAACAGGTTTAAGACTAATTAAGCAAGACTCTTTTGAAATCAATTTAGCGCCAGGAAATGCTTTGTATGGAATCATCACAACTTCCACAGCAACAGTTTCCATTATGAAGCAGGTTTTGTAATGCCATATTTTATTACTGACTCATCACCTGACTGTTCTGGTTGGGCAACTATTAAAGAAGATGGCGAAGTTGTTGGTTGCCATCAAAACAAACAAGATGCTATTGATCAGATGGTTGCTATTTCTTTATCTGAAGAATTAGAACCTGGTGGCGAAAGAGCAGAACCAGACGGTTTAATCGTAAATGATTTTGTTTCTTGGAATACTTCTGGCGGTAGAGCAAGAGGGCAAATTGAAAGAATTGTTCGAGATGGTTCAATAAATGTTCCAAATTCTTCCTTTACGATAACTGGCACTCCTGACGATCCTGCTGCTTTAATTGTTGTATTTAGAGAAACCTCAGATGGTTACGAAAGCACAAATGTTAAAGTTGCACATAAATTTTCAACTTTGACAAAGATAAATGATTTGAGAAGTATCCGTTTGGATTCAGGACCACAAGCGGTAATTGTTGATATTGATGGAACTCTTATTGGTTCTGGTGGGAGAAATGAAAAGGTTTACAACTTTCTTGACGATATGACTGACACAGAAATTTTTATTGTCACAGGTCGTAACGTGGATGACCGTGAATCAACAATCAAACAATTAGATGATTTAAGTATTGACTATGACAGACTATTTATGAATCCTGGCTCAACTGCTGATACAGCAGATTTTAAGAGAGTCACAGCAGAAAATTTGTTGAAAGAATACAATGTGATTCTTGCAATTGATAACAATCCGACAATGAGAAAAGTTTATAGGGATTTAGGTATCACCGCTTTGGATGTTCCTGATGTGCCAGATGTTCCTAGTGATGAAAATGATCCTGATGAAGAACGTGCAGTTAATTTAGAAGCACCAGCATATATGCGTGCTGCTGCTCGCAGAGGTTTAGAACTAAACAGCCAAGGTTTTGGTGGTAATGGTTTAACAGATAAAACTAAACAAGAAGCCCGCGATATGGCTGAGGGTCGTGTCTCTGAAGATAAGTGGCGCAGGATTGCTCCTTGGATTGCTCGACACCTTGTTGATTTAGATGCACCAAGTAATTCTGATTCAAGTGATTCAGGTTTCCCTGGTGCGGGACTTGTCGCACATTTACTTTGGGGAAGCGGACCAAGTAAGCGTGCTGCTGAAAGAACACAGAGTTATGCCCAAAGCATTGTTGATCAGTTAGATGCTGAACAAAATATGCAACGTTGGGCAACAATCAATGTAAAATCAAATAAGAGCGAAAAGGAAAATACTGTGAACAAAGTTGAACGCCGCATTAAAACAGATGTTGATTTTGAATTAAGAGTTACTACAACCGAATCTGATGGTATGAGATTTACTGGTTATGCCGCTGTATTCAATAGTGATTCTGAACCATTACCATTCATTGAAAGAATTATGCCTGGTGCTTTTCAACGTTCACTCAAGGCAAGAAATGAAGTTAAACTTTTTAAGAATCACAATATGGATGAAGTGTTGGCTTCTACTCGTTCAAAAACTTTAAGACTTTCTGAAGATTCAAAAGGTTTATTGGCTGAAGCAACTTTGCCTGACACAACTGCTGGTCGTGATTTGGCTGTGCTTATGAAACGTGGAGATGTTCACGCAATGTCTTTTGGTTTCTCTGTTCCAGCAAGAGGCGATTCTTGGTCTGATGATGGTATGACTAGACAATTGAAAGAGATTCGTTTACACGAAGTTTCTATTGTTACTGGTTTTCCAGCATACGAAGCAACTACTGCTTCTGTTAGATCGTTAGATATTTTGGCTTCTAGAACAAATGTTGATGCTGATGCTTTGGCTGATGCGTTGAACAAGTTGGAATCTGGAGATAAGTTGCCTAATGTTCAAGCGGACTTGTTACAAGAAGTGGTTACTAAGTTAAGAGAAAACACTCCATCTGCTGATGAGTTGCTGGAACTTAAACGTAAACAACTTGACCTACTATTCAAGGCGGTATAACAATGGACAAACAACAAATTAAAGAAGCAATCTTAAAGGCTGCTGGCAATCCTGAGTCAGGCGTAATTGCTGAGTTTGCTGATGCTATGGCTGAGGCTGTTGCAAATCTTGACAAACCTATTGAAACTAAAAAGTTTAATCCTATTGCAGAAACAAGAATTACAGAAATTTCTGAGACACGTTAAATCTTTGTTAGACTGATGGTGGTTGCGTGGATGCCACCACCATATTTACTGTCGAGTGAGCCTCGCAGACGCATAAACACAAATCAATTCTATAAGGAGATTCAGAATGTCTGAATACATTAAGCAACAACACGAAGCACGTCAGAACGCTTGGGCAGAAGCCAAAGCACTTCTTGACGGTGCAGCAGCAGAAAAAAGAGATTTATCTGCTGAGGAAAATGCAAAATACGAACGTATTTCTGCTGACCTAGATACAAGAGCAAAAGTAATCGAAACACTTAAAGCAGATGCAGATCGCGAATTGCGTGCAGCAGAAGCAATGCGTGGATTAGAAAACCAAGCACGTCCAGTTGCAGAAGTTGCATCACAAAATGATGACGCAGAAGCAATCCGTGCAATGGCAAGAGGTGAAGTTCGTTCACATACTTTTGAAAAAAGAGATGTCGTAAAAACTTCAACTGGCGCACCTGTTCCAACAAATTTTTACAACCAAGTTATCTTGCTTGCAAGACAATCTGGTCCAATGTTGGAGACTTCAACAATAATCAATACAGCAGGTGGCGAGAACTTACAAATGCCATCAATCGGTACATACTCATCTGGCACAATTGCTGGAGAAGGTACTGCTATCGGAGAATCTGATCCAGTATTCAACAGTTTCATTACGCTGTCTGCTTACAAATACAGTTTCTTAACACAAGTATCACGCGAACTTATTGAAGATAGCGGAGTGGATATTTTGTCATTCCTCGCTTCACAAGTAGGCCAATCACTCGGCTATTCCGTGAATACCGCGCTGACAACAGGCACAGGAACAATTGAACCTAACGGTTTAGTTACTCGTGCAGGTTCAGCACTTGTAGGAACTTCATTAAATCCAACAGCAGATAACCTAATTGATTTAGTTTACTCAGTTGATGCTTCAGGTCGCAGACTTGCTGGCACAGGATTCCAAATGAATGGTACATCAATTGCAAACGTGCGTAAATTGAAAGATACTGCGGGACAATATTTGTTCCAACCATCTCTTTCAGCAGAAGCACGCGACTTGCTACTTGGATACCCAATTTACGAAAACCCAGCAATGGCAACAGCAGCATCTGCTGTTAGACCAGTCATATTTGGTAACTTACCTAGTTACTATGTAAGACAAGTTGGCGGAATTAAATTGGATCGTTCTGACGATTTTGCTTTCAATACTGATCTTGTGACATTCCGTGCCACATTCCGTGTTGATGGTAACTTGGTTCAAACAAGCCACGTTAAATACTTTAAGTCAAGCAACTCCTAAACCGAGTCTTACTTAAAAAAAGTTCTGGGACACGGAGCGCAGGCCGTGTCCTAGACATAACTTGTCCCTCATCTGTAATAAGGTGGGGGACACCCTGCGTATATATGGAGACTCTGCGTGAACCGTGAACAAAAAAGATTATTAGCAAAACAAAATAAAAATCAAAACGTACAAAATGTCGTACAACACCCAAGACGTATTCTTTGGGTTTCTAATGCACCTTGGGCTTCAACTGGTTATGGCCAACAAACAGCACAAGTAATTCCAAGATTAAAAAAAGATAACAATGATGTTGCCATTGTGGCAAATTATGGTTTAGAAGCATCCACAACAACTTGGAACACTCCTACTGGTCCTGTTCCTATTTATCCTCGCGGTATGGAGCAATGGTCTAATGATGTTATTCCTGCACATATGCACGACTGGACTATAAGAGATAAAGATGCAGAAAATTTGTTGATAACTTTATTTGATGTTTGGGTATTTAAGGGCGAGAAGTGGGCTGAGTGGCCTGTTGCTTCTTGGACTCCAGTTGATCACGTTCCAGCACCACCAGATGTTTCTGCTTGGTGCAGACTTCCAAATGTTTATCCTATTGCTATGAGCAAGTTTGGTAAATCAATGTTTGAGAATGTTGGTATCGAATCTTGGTATGTGCCTCACGCTATTGAAAAAGTTTTTAAGCCAACAGAAAAAATTGTTGTTGCTGATGGTGAAGCAATTGATCCTAAAACTTTTATGAGATTACCTAAAGACCGTTTTGTTGTTGGTATGAACGCGGCAAATAAAGGTGTAATGCCTAATCGTAAAGCGTTTGGTGAAAACTTGTTAGCATTTTCAATGTTTGCAAAACAATATGATGACGCAATTCTTTATATTCATACTGACGCATCAGGTTCTATGGGTGGAATCAGGTTGATGGAGTTAATTATCTCTGTTGGTATTCCTGTTGAAAAGGTTGTGTTTGCTGATCCTTATTTGTTGCGTACAGGTTTGAGTCAGGAAACTATGGCAGCAATTTATTCTCAAATGGATGTGCTTCTTGCAACTTCTTATGGTGAGGGTTTTGGTGTTCCAACTGTTGAAGCCCAAGCGTGTGGCGTTCCTGTAATTGTGTCGGATTTTGCCGCAAGCGCAGAGTTATGCGGAGATGGCTGGAAAATCGGTGGGCAACCTCTTTGGGATGCACCACAAAAATCTTTCTTCCATATTCCTAATGTTCCAGAAATTGTTGAAGCACTCACACAGGCGTATAACAGAACTCGTGGCCCATCTCAAAAAGCAATTGATTTTGCTAAACAATATGATGCTGATTCAGTTTATGAAACTCAATGGAAACCAACTTTAGACAGCATATTTTCAAGAGTCGCTTCAGATAGGCTTAAAAAGCCCACAGAAGCAAAATAACAGGGTTTTAACCTTAAAGGGTAGGCAGATTGTGGGTAAAAGTTGAAAGTTGTTATTACAGGCGTTGGTGGCTTTCTAGGAAGCCATCTAGCGGACACCTTTATTGACGCTGGTTGGCAAGTAACAGGAATAGACAACTTTCTAGGCGGCTACAAAGATAACGTTTCAGATCAAGTTGATTTATTTGAATTAGATTTACTTGATTTAGATTCACTAAAAGAACCTTTTGCAAACGCTGACCTTGTTATACACGCTGCTTGCACAGCATATGAGGGTTTATCCGTATTCAGCCCAAGTCTGGTTGTTGCTAACACAATTCAAGCAACCACAAATGCTTTAACAGCATCAATTCAAAACAATGTTAAAAAGTTTGTTTACCTTTCATCAATGGCACGTTACGGTGATAAAAAAGGTGAATTGTTTACAGAAGATATGACTCCTAACCCACAAGACCCTTACGGAATTGCTAAGTTTGGTTCAGAACTTCTTGTAAAAAACTTATGTGAAACTCACGGACTTGATTGGGTAATTCTTGTTCCACATAACATTATTGGCCCACGACAAAAATATGATGATCCTTACAGAAACGTTGCATCAATTTTTATCAACAGAATGTTGCAAGGTAAACAACCAATCATTTATGGTCAAGGCAAATCAATGCGCTGTTTCTCTTTTATCCAAGATGTAATCAATCCTCTGATGGTTGCTTGTGAATCACCTGATGCAGTTGGTCAAATTATTAACATTGGACCTGATGAGGAACACATAACTATTTATGATTTGGCAATTAATATTGCTGAGATTCTTGAATTTGATCTTGACCCAATTTTTATGCCAGGCAGACCTCAAGAAGTTTTGATTGCTTTGTGTAGTTCTGATAAAGCAAGAAATATTTTAGGTTACAAGACTGGCACAGATTTAACTGAGGGTTTGAAGCAACTTGTTGAATACATTAAAACTCGTGGTGTAAAACCTTTCGAATATCATTTGCCTTTGGAGATTGTGTCGGACAAGACACCTAAAACTTGGTCTCAGAGGTTGATGTGAAAACTTTGCAAGAGATTTATCCTAACTTTCAGGATGCTGATGGTTCGGGTGATAAAGGTACAGCCCATTCTTATATTGATGTTTATGCTGAGCATTTAACTAAAAGGTTTGGTGTGAACTTTTTGGAGATCGGTGTTCAACTTGGTCATTCAATTGCTATGTGGCAGGACTATTTTATGGAGTCACAAGTTTACGGAATTGATGTGACTTTATCTAATGTCATTTTTGATAATTTAGAGAACGTTTATGTTTGTAACGCAACTGTTCAAGAGCAGGTTGATTCTTGCTTTGAGGGCAAATCTTTTGATTACATTATTGATGATGGCAGTCATTTATCAGTTGAACAGATCAAGAGTTTGGAAATCTTTTATCCATACTTAAAAGAGAACGGCAAATACTTTATTGAGGATGTTAATGGGGATAACAGTTTGAATACAATCAAGAATTATTTAATCAAGCACAATATGAATTTTCAAATTTATGATCTACGAGATATAAAGAAACGCTATGACGACATTTTGATTGTGATAACTAAGGAGACCAAATGATTCCAGCAATGGTTGTGCCAATAATCAACGGCTACCAATATCTTGACAGGATGATGGAAACCATAAATTACCCAATCCAAAATTTAGTAATTGTTGATAATGGTGCTTCAAAGAATGATTGGACACCAACTTGGAATCAATGGGTTTCAAAAGTTTGGCATCTAAAGTTTCCCTCAAATCTGGGTGTTCCTGGTTCTTGGAATCTTGGTATCAAATCTTTACCTATGTCGGATTATTGGTTGATTGCTAATGCAGATGTTGAGTGGGCTGAGGATTCTTTGAAACTGTTTGCTGAGGAATCTGATCCAAACAAAATTGTTTTATCTAACGCTGGGGCTGCGTGGTGTGCTTTCACTATCGGTTGGAAAGTTGTTGAAAAGGTTGGGCTGTTTGATGAAAACTTTTACCCAATATATTTTGAGGATAATGACTACCAGCACAGGGCTGAGTTACAGAACATAGAAATTGTTAATTCGTTTATTCCTGTTGCTCACGTCAATTCTGTTTCAATCAAAAATGGGTATGCTGAACGAAACAATGTGACTTTTCCTGATAATCAAGAATATTGGAATCACAAAAAGTCCAACAATATTACGACTGAAACCCCTTGGAATATTCGTAGGATCAGACGCAACTCCTGGGATTAAATTGCAATAGACTAAGGGCTAAGACTTAGGAGTTATTTTGGCTATCACAAATGGTTACGCAACACTTGCAGAAGTGAAAGCGGCCTTACGCATTACCGACTCAGTTGATGACTCGTTGCTGGATATGGCAGTTGAATCTGCTTCCAGACTTATAGACGGTTACGCTGGGCGACAATTTTATTCATCAGGTACAGCAACAAGATATTTTGTGGCATTGGATGATTTCAACGTTGAAGTTGATGATCTTGCAAACGGAACTGTAACTGTAACAACAGCACAAGATGCTGACGGTGTTTTTGACACAGTTTGGAAAACAACTGATTATCAACTTGAACCACTTAACGGTGTGCTTGATGGTATTGCTTGGCCTTATACAAATTTAAGAGCAGTTGGCGACTACTTGTGGCCTATAACTGGTGGTGAGGCTTTAATTAAGATTCAAGGAACTTTTGGTTGGCCTGCTACACCTATTGCAATTAAACAGGCTTGCATTATTCAAGCATCAAGAATTTTTAAGCGTTTAGATTCTCCTCTTGGCGTTGCAGGATTTGGCGACCTCGGTGCAATTCGAGTGTCTAGCCAACTCGATCCAGACGTTGCACAACTTGTAATGCCGTACAGACGAATGAGGAACATTCTTTAATGGCATCAATCTCATCAATTAGAAACGGCCTTGCAACAAGACTTGGAACAATTGCAGGATTAAGAACTTCAGCATTTATGCCTGATAACCCAAATCCACCTATCGCAATTGTTATGCCATCAACTGTTTCTTATGACGATACTTTTCATAGAGGTATGCAAACTTATGTTTTTAATGTTTTGGTCATTGTTGGCCGCGTTGATGAAAGAACAGCACAATCAAATCTTGATGGATATGTGTCTAGCACAGGTTCATCTAGCATCAAGTTAGCAATTGAGGGAGACAAAACTCTTGGCGGAGTTGTGTTCGATACAAGAGTTACTGAGATGAGAAACTACGGCCAATTGCCTGTTTCTGAGATAGTATATTTAACAGCAGAGTTTACGATTCTTTGCTACGCAGACTAGGAGTAATAACAAATGGCAAAATTTGCAGCAACCGACCATAAGATTACTATTGGAACAGTAGATTTCTCTACTTCTCTTAATAGTGTTGAATTGTCACAAGAGGCTGACGACATTGAGACTACCGCTTTTGGTTCTTCTTGGAGAACTAGAATTGGTGGCTTGAAACAAGCATCATTAACACTTAACTTTATGCAAGATTTTGCAGCAGGTTCAGTTGATGCAACACTTAACCCATTGCTAGGCTCAATCGCAACTGTTGTGATTGTTCCTACAAGTGGAACTGTAACCGCAACAAACCCAAGTTACACAATGACAGCATTAGTAACCCAATACTCACCATTCGCATCAAGCGTTGGCGATATTGCTACTCTTTCTGTTACCTGGCCTGTAACTGGATCAGTAACTAGAGCAACCGCTTAACTTAAAAGGAAACAAATGAAAATTAACCTGCGCGTGAATTACAATGATGGTAATTCAAAAGAAGTCGTTTGTTCAGCAAGAGACCTAGTTGCGTTCGAAGAAAAGTTCAGCAGATCAGTAGCAAAACTCGAAGCCGAGTTCAAACTTACTGACCTGCTTTTTCTTGCGTGGCATAGTGAAAAAAGAACTAACTCAACCAAAAAAGAATTTGATAATTGGTTAGACGAAGTTGATGAGATTGGTGTAAGCGAAAACGACCCAAAATAAAACCGCTCGGAGATTCCTCTGAGCATTGGTATATCGCTTATTTGTCTTGTGAAACTGGTATTGCTCCCTCTTTGCTTTTACAAGAGTCTGACCGTATGCTTTTCACATTAGGAATGTATCTGCGTTGGAAAGCATCCGAACAAAATAAGAGGTAATTGTGGCTGTTGGACTGGATACTCAAGTTCGCGGTCTCCGTGAAACTCTAATTGAATTACGAAATTTAGATAAAACTTTATACACGCAATTAAATTCTGATATTAAAAATGCTGCTTTACCTTTTGCTAAAAGTATTGAACTTGCTTTACCTAAATCTGCACCTTTATCTGACGCAAGTGGTAAATCTGGTTTTACCCATAATGGTGCAACCGCTTTCAAAGTTTCTGATAACAAAACTTCTGTAAAAACTAGCACTAAAAGACCAAGAGGTAATGAAAAAGTATCATTGCTAAAAGTTATTGTTAAAGGTCGTGGTTTAGCAATTGCCGATATGGCTGGTCGTAGAAAAACTACAGGTCGTTCATCTGGTCGTTCTAGACCGTCTGCTGGCAGACCAACTGGATATAGATTGAATGGTCAAGGCACAGCACTTATTAGAAACTTAAACCGTGTTCACGGTGCTTCACGTTTTGTTTGGCCTGCCGCTTTGAAAAATCAGAATTTGATTGATAATAGTATTGAACGTTCTTTACAAGAAGCATCCGCAAGAGTAAACAGAAACTTATTGGTGGTTAAGTAATGGCAATTATTGTACCAATTCTCACGCAATTTGATGATAGAGGTATCAAAAAAGCGGTTAGAGAATTTGAAAGAGCCAAAGGTGCTTTTGATAAAACAGGTGTTGTTGTTAATTATGCAGCCGATTCGGCCATTAGATTAGGATCAACTCTTACTAGAACTTTAACACCAGCCATTTTAGGTTTAGGTGCAGCAGCATATAAAGCAACCCAATTAGCATCTGATTTAGCGGAAACGCAATCTAAAGTTGGCGTAATTTTTGGTAATACAGCAAATGATATTAGAGAATTTGGTAAGGCTGCTGCTCGAAATATTGGTATGTCACAACAGGAAGCACTTGATGCTGCTTCAACTTTTGCTTTATTTGCTAAACAAGCAGGAAAATCTGGAACAGAATTAAATACATTTTCTAAAGACTTTGTAACATTGGCCGCAGATTTTGCGTCTTTCTATAACACAAGCCCACAAGATGCAATCGTTGCAATTGGTGCTGCACTTCGTGGTGAATCTGAACCAATCAGACGTTTTAACATTTTACTTGATGAACAAACAATCAAAACCAGAGCCTTAAAACTTGGCATCATTGATAACATAAACCAGGCTTTAACACCTCAACAAAAAGTTTTGGCAAGAAGTGCTGAAATATTTGCACAATCAATTGTTGCTCAAGGCGATTTCCAAAGAACTTCTGCGGGGCTTGCAAACCAGCAAAGAATATTAAAAGCAGAATTAACTAACGTAACAACAGAACTTGGTAGAGCATTTATGCCAATTATGTTACAAGTTGTTGGAGTTATCAGAGATCAAGTCATTCCAAGACTTCAAGGTTTTACTCAAGCATTTCAAAAACTGCGCCCCGAAACAGTTAATACAATTACAAAATTAGGTTTATTTTTAGTTATTCTTGGCCCACTTTTAATTGGAATTGGTTATTTAGCAAAAGCAATTTTAACCTTATCTAGAGTTTTTGTAATTTTGCAAACAAGTATTTTAAGAATCCCATTGGCTATTGCCTTACTCATAGGTTTATTTGCTGTCCAATCTGATGCTCAATACAAACTTGCTAAAGAAACAGGTGACTCCTGGGGTCAAATTACAAGAATTGTTGTTGTTGGTATTAAAACAATGCTGTTCGCAATTGATCGGGTTATAGATGGATTCAAATTTATAGGTTTTGTTTTAGATTACGCTTCTGCTCGTTTTGATAATTTCATAAATATCATAACTGGCAAGGGTGGCAAGTCTATGATGTCATTTGAACAGCAATTGTCATCATTTAAGTTTTCTAATCTTGCTGGCGGTTTAGATAGTGCTGTTGCCGCTTTTAGTGAATTTAATGCTGAAGTGGCTGGTGCTGCTAAAGAATCAAAAATTATGGCTGCGGAAGCCCAAGCACTTGCTTTGGAAACTCAAGGATTGACTGAGGATTTGAATAATGAAACAAAAGCCATTGGAAAAACTACCGAAGCGTTAAAGAAAGCAAAACAAGCAGCAAAAGAAGTTGCTCAAGCAATTGTTGATAATCTTGAGGATTCTTTGCGTAGGGCAGAATCTGCTTTGGATGATGTTAAAGGTAAATTTGTTGATTTTAAAAACGCCATAGGTAACACTATTACTGGAATATTAAATTTTGGTAAGGCTGCTGAGTCTGAAGATTTCCTTAAAGGTTTGGCTGATCAAGCAACTCAAGCAACTGAATTTGCTGACAAAGTTAAAAAACTTGTTGTTCTTGGTTTGAATGAACGCGCTATACGCCAAGTATTAGATGCAGGTTTTGATGCTGGTTCAAAGATTGCTGACAGTATTATTATTGGTGGTTCAACTGTTGTTCAACAAATAAATACTCTTGTTGATTCAGTATTTAGTGTGGCGGATCAAGTTGGTGAATTTGGTGCTATTGCTTTCTATGATGCTGGTGTTAAACAAGCAGAGGCAATGGTTGCTGGTATTAAATCTGCTTTAGATTTAGCACGCGCTGAATTAAAATCTCTTGTTGAAGAATTGCCTGCTGCTGCATCTGTTCCATCTGGCACTCCTGCTGCGACTGGTGGAAAGTTACCAGATGTTCCTAAAGCAGATATTCGTAAACCACTTCTTAGTGTTAGTCAAATTGCAAACATTTCAAAACTTTCTGATCCCGCATCACGTTCTTACACAGCATTGGCCACAGCATTAAAAAATAAAACTATTCGTATGGCTCGTGGGGGAATAGTTACTGGCGCTACAAACGCTTTAATCGGAGAAGCAGGACCTGAAGCAGTTATTCCTTTAACTGGAAGCAAATCTGGAATGATGGGTTCAAATTACAGCATCACAGTAAATGCTGGTATTGGTACTGATGGAAATGTTGTTGGTCGTCAAATTGTTGATGCAATCAGAAAATATGAACGTACTTCTGGTCAAGTATTTGCGAGAGTATAAATGGCGTTACCAACAAAAACGGTTGAAATAGGTTTTGATTTATCTGGTGCTGGTGCACCTTTTTTTACGTTAGATGACCCTACTGCTGGTCTTTTAGACAACACAGAGTTTACTCTTGGTGGAACACTTTTTTATGATGTTACAGATTATGTAGCAACTATTAGTAGTAATCGTGGTAGGTCTCGTGAATTAGACAAATATAATGCTGGTTCTCTAGAAGTTGTTTTTGATAACACAACAAGAGTTTTTGATCCAGAATACACAAGTTCACCTTTTTATGGGCAAATTATTCCTCACCGTGAAATCCGTGTTAAATCAAACGGCACAGCAGTTTTTTATGGGCTTATTGATGATTGGAATCTTACTTACAATCCAAGTGGTGACAATACTGCTTCAGCGATTGCTTCAGATGGTTTTACTCTTTTAGCGCAACAAACTTTGTCTGCACATACCGCAACACCTGAATTGACTGGTGCAAGGATTGAAGCAATTTTGGATAGACCTGAAGTTAATTGGCCTGTTGATTATCGAAATATTGATTTAGGTCAAGTTGATTTGCAGGGTGACACCGTTTCTGATGGAACTGGTGCTTTAACTTATTTGCAAATTGTTGAACAAACTGAACCTGGTTCTTTGTTTATTTCTAAGAATGGTTATGTAACTTTTCAAGATTCTTTAACTGGGCCGTCTAGTTCTACTTCTGTTGATTTAACTGATGATGGTTCTGGTATTCCGTTTTCTGGGATCAACGTTATTTACGGATCAGAACTTTTGTATAACCGTGTTGTGGTTACAAGGGTTGGTGGTGATCCACAGGTTTCTGAGGATATTGATTCGCAGAACGCTTATGGTATTTCTTCTTTGAACTTGGATAATTTGTTGTTCACTAATGATGGTGACGCTTTGGCTTTAGCACAATTTTTGGTGCAGCAGTATTCTGAGCCTGAGTACCGTTTTGATTCTTTAACTGTTCAAATGTCTGAACTTACTTTGGCCCAGCAAAATGCTTTGCTTCTTCTGGAATTGACTGATCAGGTTCGTGTGAAGTTCACACCTAACGGTATTGGTGATCCGATTATCAAATATGCGGGTATCACAGGCATTGAGCATAGAATTGGTATTTTTGTTCACGAACTTACTTTCAGGTTTGAAACCTTGGATTATGCAGCGTTTGTTCTTGATGATCCTACTTTTGGTGTGTTGGCTGGTGTTACAACTTATGATTTGAGCAGCGTGACATATAGTAGTTCCGCGATAAACTATGATGGTAATGACTTAGGTTTCTCTAACAGGTTGGGCGCATAGTGGCAATAAGTTTTCCTACAAGTTTAGATAATTTTACTAATCCGTCATCTGGTAATACTTTGGATTCACCATCTCATTCTTTGCAACATTCGGACATAAATGATGCTGTTGAGGCTATGCAACGCAAAGTAGGTGTTGGTACTGCTGTTGCTGGTTCTGCTTCTGCTGGTCAGGTTTTAACTATTAGTGCAGCAGGAACTTCAACTTGGAGTCCTGTTTCGGCTTTAACAACAACTCAATTTTTACATATTCGTGATGAAAAGGCTGCAACCAATCAAGGTGGTACTTTTACTAATGGTGCTTGGCGAACAAGAGACCTAAATACTATTAAAACAAACACTATTACTGGTGCTTCATTAGCCTCTAATCAAATTACTTTACCTGCTGGAACATATTTTATTCAAGGATATCCAGTATCGTTTCGCGCAGAGGGAAACATTTCAAGAATTTACAATATAACTGATTCTTCTCAAGTTTCTTTAGGTATAAACAATCATTCAGGTAGTTCAACAACAGGTTCACAAGGTACTTCAACTGTTAGTTGTATTGTTACAATAACAGGAACAAAAGTTTTTGAATTACAACACTATTCTCAATCAACTGTTGCAAGTGTTGGTTTTGGTATTAGAAACGAAACAGGCGTTGGCGAAGTTTATTCAGAAATTTTGATTTGGAAAATAGGTTGATTATGGATGTAGCATTAGGTATAGAAGCATTATTAGAAAAAGCCGAATATTTTGGTTCAACAACTGCAAATACTCAAGAATGTTATGACGCACTTAATTGGTTAGATGTAAGACCAAAACCTACTTGGAAGCAAGTTTGTGATGCTTATGACGCTTTACCAGAAAACATTAAAAACCCTAATCTGGGTTAGAATAAGAAACAACCTAGGAGACAATAATGGCAGGCGCAGGATTTAGAACATTCGCAGCAGGAGAAGTCCTGAGTGCAGCAAACGTAAACACTTATTTAATGCAACAAGCGATTGCTACCTTTGCAGGAACAGCCGCACGCTCCTCAGCCATAACCTCACCATCCGAGGGACAATTTGCTTACCTAGCAGACACCGATCAACTTTCCTACTACACAGGTTCAGCCTGGGTCAATGCTCCAGGAAAAAACCCAATACTTTACGCACCAGAAGAAGTAGTTAATACTTCCGCTTCAACAGCCACAGGAACTGTAACAATTAACTCAAACACAGATTCTGTTACTTATTACACGGCTAACGCAGCAGCAAACTTTATTATCAATTTGCGTGGTAATGCTTCTGTGACTATGAATAATCAACTTCAAACAGGTGAAGCGATCACTTCAGTATTTATGAACACCAATGGAACAACCGCTTATTACCCAACTGCTGTTTGGGTTGATGGTGGTACAGCAGGTGTTTCAACTAAGTGGCAGGGTGGTGCTGCACCGACAGCAGGTAATGCTTCTTCTATTGATTCTTATTCGTTTACTGTTATTAAGACTGCTGGTTCTGCGTTTACTGTTTTGGCTTCGCAAACCCAGTTCAAATAAAAGGGATTCTTAGATGCCGATTCGTGGTTCTTTTGCTGGTGCTTCAGCACGTGCCTATGGTTTAGGTGCTGCTCAAAAATTTTCTGCAACTGGCGGAACAATTACAACTGATGGTGCTTTCACAATTCATACTTTTCTCTCAGACGGAAATTTTGTTGTTACTGGTTCAAAAAGTGTTGATTATCTAGTTGTTGCTGGTGGAGGTGGCGGTGGATCAAGAGGCGCAGGTGGTGGTGGTGCAGGTGGTGTGCGTTGCACAGTTACTGCAACAGGTGGTGGCGGTTCACTTGAATCACAAATTGTTGCATCTTCTGGAACTTATGCAATAACAGTAGGTGGCGGTGGTGCAGGTGGCGCAAGAAATACTAATGCTGCTAATGGTAATAATTCTATTTTTGGTTCTGTAACTTCAACTGGTGGTGGTGGTGGTGGTTCTGCTGCCGCAACAACAACAGGTCGCTCAGGTGGTTCTGGCGGTGGTGGTGCAAATGGTGGAAATGGTGGTTCAGGAACTTCGGGACAAGGTTTTGCGGGTGGTAATTCAAATACAACTTCTTATGATGGTTCTGGTGGTGGTGGCGCAGGAGTAGTAGGTGGTAATGCAAGCACTTCTGGTATCGGTGGTGGCGCTGGTAACGGTGGAAACGGTATTTCAACTTCTATCAATGGAACTTCAACAGCATTTGGTGGCGGTGGCGGTGGCGGTTCATTCTTACAATTGACACAAGGTAGTGGTGGTACTGGTGGTGGTGGAAATGGTGGAAATATTAGCAATGGACAAGGTGGTACAACACCTGCTGCTGCTGGTACTGCAAATCGTGGCGGTGGTGGTGGTGCAGCAGGTAATTATGATGATTCACAGCCAACACCAGCAGGCGCTTCTGGTGGTTCAGGGATTGTAATAGTTAGGTACTTAACATAATGGCACATTTTGCAAAAGTAGTAGACGGAATTGTTACACAAGTAAATGTTGTAGATGAAGATTATTTTAACGAGAATCGTGAAACACGATACACAGGAACTTGGGTACAAACCTCATACAACACAAGAGGCGGAGTTCACTACAACCCTGAAACAAACGAACCATCTTTAGACCAAACTAAAGCATTGCGTAAAAATTATGCTGGTGTTGGTTATCTTTATGATGAAACAAAAGATGCTTTTTATGCACCACAACCTTTTTTATCTTGGACATTAGATGAAGATACTTGTTACTGGGAATCACCAATACCTTATCCAAGTGACGGCAAAAGATATGAATGGAATGAAACTACTCAAGAATGGACAGAAATAAACTAATGAAACTATCAATCGTAAAAGACGTGCTTTTTAGATCTATTGCTTTATTTATGACTATGGCACTTCCTGCTATTGGTGCTGGTGCTTTTGCTGGTGTTGAACCAGTCCAATCAGCGTTAATTGCTGGAGCACTTGGTGTATCTAAGGTTCTTACAGATTTGGCTAAAGCCTTTTTAGATGACGGTCAATTAACTCAAGAAGAAGTTGATGGTGTGTTTAAGCGTGCCAACAAAAAAGGTGAGGGTGGCAAGTAAGAATGGGTTTACCAATTAAAGATGGAAAAATCACAACACCTTACGGCAAACCAGGCAAGATGTGGAAAAATGGTCATACTGGCGTTGATTTTTCTGTTCCTCAAGGGACTGATGTTTTGGCTGCTGTTGCTGGTGTTGTTGCACCATCAAATTGGGGCAAGGCATACGGAAACCAATTGGTTATCAAATCTAAGTTTAATGACAAAGATATTTGGATAATGTATGCACATTTATCAAAACTTTTAGTTAAAGTTGGGGATTCAGTTGTTGCTGGCCAACACATTGCTGAGTCTGGCAATACTGGTAATTCTTCTGGCCCACATTTACATTTTGAAGTTCGTGATGGCGCTCGTTGGTCTACTTCTAAAGCACAAGACCCGAAAGAAGTTCTGGAAGCATAATTGAATAAGCGCACCAAACTGCGCTTAATCCTTTCTTTACTCTTATTTGGCTTTGTTATGTCCCCAGCGTTTGCTGATGAGACAACAATCATTCTTAATGACTCAACACCTTATGTTGATATTCCTATTGAGGCTACTGAACCAACAACAATAACTATTCAAACAATTACTGGTACACCACAAAACAATCCTGGTTTTGTTGATTCTTGGATTGAACTTTGGCAAGACACAACAAGAATTGCTCAAGATGATGACAGCGCATATACGCCAACAAACATTTTGGCTTCAATTATTACCAGACCTATTGAAACAGGTTTGTATTTTATTCGTGCTACTTCTTTTGCTGCTGCTGTAAACAATTACAACATAAGACCAAATGGAACTTATGTTTTAACTTGGAACGGTGTTACAACCATCCCAACAGCCACGCCATCAATAACACCAAGCCCACTCCCGACAGCAGAGCCGACTCCCACAAGTGATCCAACTCCCACTTCAACACCCGAACCAACACCAACACAAGTTTCACCTACACCAACCCCAACACAAGAACCAACGCCATTACCAACCCAAGAAACAGCAACAGATAACTCAAATGACGCAGAGATTTTTGTTGAGGTAATTCCAACGACATTACCAACGCCAGAGCCGACACAGATAGCAACGCTAGAACCAGAGATAGTTGAGCAAATATTTGAACCAGAAACAATTGAAACTCCCATCATTGAACCTGAGTTAAGTGTAGAGGAACTTGAAGAACAAATACAAGAACAAATAAACTTGGAATATATTGCTGAAAATACAATAGAATTAGAGTTACCAACTGCGCTTGCAGAAATACCTGGAATTGCTGAAGTTTTTGCGGCAACTGAAGCGATATTAAATGTTGGATCAGATATGACTCAGGAACAACGCGAGGAATCACAGTCTGTTATTGTTGGCGCAATTGTTGTCACCCAGATTGCTTCTATGGCTTCTGCTGCATCCATTCAAGGTTCAAGTAAACGTAATGAAACGAAAAGGATTAAACGCAAATGATGAATTGGATTAGAAAATATGCTGTTGCTATGTCAGGTGATATTTGGACTTATGTGGGTTTGCTTATTGCTTATTTCACTTTGGATGGGTCAGCGAAGAAGATAACTGGGATTCTTATCCTTGGTGGACTGTTAATATGGCTAGTAACTTTGCCTATTAGGGATACTGATGACTAACGGAATAATTATGGCTGGTCAGTTGGCTGGCGCACTTTCTGCTATTGGTGCAGTTGTTTTTGTTATTGTTAAGTACGTTGTTGTTACACCTATCCAGAATTACATTGACCTGCGCACTCATCAAATTCAGCCAAATGTGAACGGTGGCCGCTCATTGTCAGATGTAGCCCTTGGTATTCAAAGGGTTGAAAGAAAAATTGAATCCCTCAATAAACGAGTGGATACTTTAGAAAACACGCTCAAAATCCCCCAAATCTAGGAATTGTCAGACTAACCTTGTAAGGTCTGTTATACAGGCTTTAGAGAGGACACAAATTGCCTAATATTACTGATCCCCAAATATGGGACAACTTATCTATTCAAGCGAAAACTAAATGGTTGGCCTGGCAAGCAGATATGGCTGAGGCCAGATGCACTACTTGCTATAACTACATTTGCACCTGCGGAGAGGATTACTGATGGCTTGGGATTTATCAAATTATGAAACTGTGGATTCACGGATTCACAAATTCTGGGAGTTATTCAATAATGGCAGGCTTGAAACAGAACTCATTGCTTACTCAGATAAGCAATACATTGTCAAAGCATCTGTTTGGAAAGATATGAATGATCCATTCCCATCTGCTGTTGATTATGCAGAAGAAACTATTGGTTCAAATCCAGTCAATCGAACAAGTGCTTTAGAAAATTGTGCTACTTCTGCAATCGGTAGAGTTTTGAGTGACATTGGGTTATCAAAAGTTGGAAACCGACCATCTGCAACTGAGATGAATAAAGCAGAACGTGTTGGTGAACCAATAAACGTTTCTGGCGGTCCAATGGCTAGAGCGAAAGCAACAGAGAAACAAATAGGTTTTGCAATCTCAATGCTGAAAGAAATCGCACAACGATTGGAGTTCAGCAACGAGGATGTAATGAAATGGGCGTGTGAGGAATACAAGTGCCAAACACTTGAAGATTTCTCTATGAAACAAATTTCACATTTCATTGCAGATTTGCAAAAAACAAAGCAACAAGGTGAGTCATCTGTGTTCTATAACTTGGTGAGAGCCAAAAAAGGTGCAGATTATGATCCTTGGGCTACGCCTAAGAACTAACAAAGGAAACGATTGCTAATAACTATCCTTGCAATGCTTGCGCCAACTTATGTTGATCAAGATTCAAGAATGGAAATAACAGCAGTTAGAAGTTATGTTCAAGAGCAATACTCGAAGCGACAATGGGCTTGTATAGACGAGTTGTGGCAGAGAGAAAGTTCTTGGGCTACAAGTCGTTATCCTTGGCTTGCTGAAAATGCAAGGAGTGGTGCTTACGGAATTGTGCAAGCACTTCCTGCTCGCAAGATGCGAAGTCACGGTGACGATTACAGAACTAATCCTTACACCCAAGTAAAATGGGGAATTTTCTATATCGAAACGCGGTACGGAAGTCCGTGTGACGCTTTAGAATTTCACAACAGAAAAGGTTGGTACTAAAAGGTGAATCCTGCGCTCATCTTCCAAGCAATACTTTTATTTATTCTTGGACTCGCTGGTTTTGTCACATTAGTTTCTAATTTGAAGCGCTATTGTGATTTAACTGAGAAAGAGGACAAATGAAAGAAGTACGCCCTTACGGCACAGTTGAGAAACGTGCAAACAATCGTTACCGAGTAAGAATTGGTAAGAAGCACGGACACACAACTCTTGGCACTTTTGATTCCAAGATTGAGGCTGAAGAAGCCCTAGCAGGTTTTATTCGAGAAGAACAAATACAAGAAGAAAAATACAAAAACGTTCCAACCAATACAGCGACAAAACCATATGCTGAAATTGGGCTTGATGGCGGTGAAATTGCAACTGGTGTTTTGACTGAACCTATTGGTGATGATTGGTCTGTTGTTCTTAAATCTTTTGGCCTTGATCCAAATGTTTTTGAAGTTGTTGGTGACAAAGTTCGAATGTCAAAGTGGATGTCTAGCAAGCGTTTAGAAAATGGAGATAGAGATTCCATTTGGTTATATTCGTATAGAGCCACTTTTGCTCGCAAAATTTCACCAACCATAGATGATAGCGATATAAATCAAATTCGTGCCAATATTAGGGCTTTTAAGCCGTTTAAGGGCAATGCTACAAAGACTATTCAAGACCCATCAACTTTTGTTTATTTGGCTGCTGATTGGCAACTTGGTAAATCTGCTTCAGGTGGTGTTGATGCAACAACAAAACGTGTTCTGGATTCTTTTGAGAAAACTGTTAAAAGGATTGAGGAATTACAAAAAACTGGTCGCAACATTGAGCAGATTGCTTTTGTGAATATGGGTGATCCAATTGAGGGTTGTTCAGAGTTTTATTCAAGTCAAACTTTCTCAGTTCAATTAACTCAACGTGAACAATTGTTGTTGGCTTTGGATTTGTGGACAACAGGTGTGACAATGTTGTCAGGTCTTGCACCAAAAATGAAATTTATTTCTACATTGTCAAATCACGGAGAATGGACTCGTAAAGGTGGCAAAGCAATAACAACTGATTCTGATTCCGCTGATGGTTTCTTATCTGATACTTTGCAGCGGATTCTTGGTGGGAACAAAATTGTTGATGAATGGGTTATTCCACACGATCAAATGTCTGTGACAAGTGATTTATCTGGAATGGAATGCGCGTTTACTCACGGACACAAAATTCGTGGCAGAGAATTTGAATGGTTGCGCGGACAATCTTTAAGGCTACTTAGAGATAATGGCAAAGAACCAAGAATATGGTTCGGGGCACATAAACACCATTTTAGAACACACGATTACGGACCATTCACATTTTTTCAATGTCCGTCACTTGATAGTAGTTTTACAGATACTGATGCAAGTAAATGGTTTACAGATTCTAGCGGTCAATGGAGTTCTCCAGGAACTTGCACTTTGTTAGTTGGTAAGCACGATAAACGTGGCTGGTCAGACTTGGCTGTTTTATGACAAGTGAGCAACTAGCAAAAGCGATCA